CACAAAAAATATGCCAAAAACAGGGGTATTTTCGGCTATTTTTGTGCATTTTGCACAAAAAACTACAAACATAGTTATAAAACCGAAAAAGTAATTCCGGCTCAAAACCGGGCTTTTTGTGCAATTTGCACAAAAGCCGGATCCCCGGCCTTGTGCAAATTGGAGGGTTTGTGCAAGGTACACAAAAAACTAGTGAAAGTTTGTATACAATTATAATCTGCCTATGCTATAATAAAGCAAGGAGGTGTAGTATATGGCGAAAAAAATTTTCAACTTCCCGGAGGAGTTTTACGAGAATGTCGATGATAGTTTTATGACATGGGGACAAAAGCGTTCAGAGTTGCGACGGCTACAACATATCGCAAACGACCGTCTACAAAAATTTACAGGTACCGAATGGGAACAGTCAACCGTGTATAAATCGAATAAGGGACAGTATGATAAGAATGTAAAAAAAATGTCTCGTGCGGAAGTTGATATGAAGTTGAATCAGGTATATCGCTTTTTGAAGTCGAACAGATCAACTGTTAGAGGAAACCAGATAGCACGGGCAAGAACAATACGTTCATTACACCAAGCCGGATTTACTGGAATAAACAAGGGAAATCTGAAACAATTCGGCGAATTTATGGACAAGGTTCGAGCGGCAAACCTTGACGCTATATATACAAGTGATGAAATCATTGACATGTTTGAGTTATTCGAGAAAAAAGGAATAAAGGACAAGGAATCACTCATAGAAGATTTTGACAGCTTTTATGATAAGAAACAGGAATTAGAAAAGATTCCAAAACCAAGAGACAGTAAAAAGAGAACAGCAGAATATTACAGAAAGAAGATAGAAAAATGATATATACACCGCAAACTTACGACTTTACAAAACTTAAAAACACGGACGTAATAACCGACAAACGCGGCAACCGTGCAGGACGTGAAAAGACACGATATAAAAATATCGTGTGCGCTTTTGATATTGAAACCTCCCGGGTAGTCACAGGATGGAAAAAAGATAGGCCTATATACAACTCATTTATGTATGTTTGGATGTTCCAGGTAGGAAGAGAGGATACCGTCATAGGCCGCACATGGGCAGAATACAAGGAATTTATCGAGAAAATCGAAAACGCTATCGGCACCGCAAAATTAGTTGTATATGTCCATAATTTAGCGTTTGAATTCCAATTTTTGTCCGGCATCTATCCATCTGATAGATGGGAGGTTTTTGCTCCGAAATCCCGCCGCCCGCTAAAAGCGACGTACAATGACAAGTTAGAATACAGGTGCAGTTATTACCACTCGAACATGTCGCTAGAAAAATTCCTGGAATCGGTCGGAGTAGAGGACAAGAAAAAAGTCGGAGACTTGGATTATGATATCGTAAGATATCCATGGACAGAATTGACAGAAACAGAACTCGGATACTGTATCAATGACGTGAAAGGCTTGGTAGAAGCTATATATATCGAAATGGAACGAGATCACGACACGCTTTTATCCATCCCTCTCACGTCCACCGCATACTTGCGTCGAGAAGTAAAAGCCCTCTTGATGCCTATGAGAGACAGCTACAAAAACACGATACCGCCTTATAAAGTATATCAGGTTTTGCGAAAGGCTTTCCGGGGCGGGGACACGCACGCAAACAGGTGGTACGCCGACCGAATTATCTACGATATATACAGTGATGATAGAGTGAGTAGTTACCCCGCTGTCCTCATGAACGAGAAATACCCCATGGGGGCGTGGCGAAAGGTGGAAACGAATTGCATAGACACGCTGTTTGAACAGAAAAAGAAAGGCTATGCGTATGTCTGCACAATCCGATTATGGAACGTGCGACTACTCGATGAATATTACCCAGACCCGTATATCCCTATCGCAAAGTGTGAAGCACTCGGAGATCATATCAATGATAACGGTCGTGTATTAAGTGCCGACTTTTTGGAAATCAGCGTGACAGATATTGACATGGAAATCATCCTATCTATATACGATTTTGACAGTCATGAAGTCACAGAGGCGTATAAAGCAAAGTATGATTATCTTCCTCAGCCACTCCGAAACAAGTTAAAGGAATTGTTTGAATACAAGACGCAATACAAGGGCATACCAGAACAAGAATATTATTACATGAAGTCAAAAAACAAGTTTAATGCTTCTTACGGCATGATGGCACAGAATCCCATGCGGGAATCCAATATCTATGTCGATGGCGTTTGGCAGGTCCAGAAGCCGACCGAAGAGAATTATATGCACGACCGCAAAAACGCTTTTTTGTCGTATGCCTGGGGGGTCTGGTGTACGGCATGGGCGCGAAAACGGTTGATTGATGGTATCAATATCGCATACGAAACCGGGGAAAAAGTGGTATACTGGGACACAGACAGTGTGAAGCACACCGGAGATATCCGAGAAGCATTTTCCGAATATAACGCCGCACGCCGGGAGGAAAGCACGAAAAACGGCGGTGTCGCCACGGACAAAAAAGGAGTAACGCATTATCTAGGTGTATACGAATATGATGGGTACTATACCGAGTTCAAAACGATGGGGGCGAAGAAATACGCACACAGAACCGAGGACGGCGAATTACACACGACTATCGCCGGAGTCGTCAAAAAGCACGGAGGTGCAGAACTAGACGCTCATGGAGGCCTGCATGCCATGAAAGAGGGCTTTACTTTTTATTACGCCGGGGGAAAAGACGTGGTATATCAGGACGAGGATTTCGGAAACTGGAAAACGCCTGTTGGGAAGGAGATATACATATCCAAAAACTGTTCCATCGTGGATAGCACGTACCGACTTAGTGTGACGGATGAATACAGAAGTATTCTTGACGGCACGATGAAACGCAGGGGTGTGTTGGCATAGTGCACAAAAAATACGCTGATTTTTGTTCATATTTTAACTGTAATTACGGTTGCCATATTAAACACTGTATGTTAGTATATAATCACAGAAAGGAAATCAACAAGAAAGAGAGGAAGACAGCATGAAATTGAAAGAAGAGTATATCCAGGAACTTGAAAAATGCGAGGATTTAGAAAACTTGTTTTGGATGCTTGCATACCCGGAACACGATTTTGAAGATTGAGGAGGATGAACAATGAAAGCACTAAGCGAAGTAACCTTTTCGGATATGGACATTATCGCCGAATACATGGACGATTGTTTGAGAGAGTATGTTGAGTTCCACTTTTCCCCCTGTACCCCGGAGAAATTTCTCCGGGAGTACATCAAGCTGGAACCGAGTTTTGAGGACGTATTAAAAAAGAGAGTTTTCGGTGGAGGTGTAGAAATGACAGTACGTGAATTTATTGACGCTTTTGTGTGCGGTTATCAAAAAACGGTAGTAGCAAAATATAGTTATGAAGATACAGACGCGCAAGTATTCTATAGCGGGGATCCGATACAGAACGAACTGTCGGAGGAAGTAGAGAACATGCGGGTAACAAGTGTTATAGCAAAAGGAAACATGCTTTATATATGCGCAAAGTAAAGGAGGATGAACAATGACAAGAGGAGAAAGACAGACAATGTATCTAGCGACATTCCAGGCGCTGAAAGAACAAGCGGCGGAGCGAGTTCCGCCGGAGCTGTTCAATGTATGGTGTGGCGGGGCGGCGTCCATGTGCTTGGCAATGGCACAACTGGATGATGAAGTAACAGATATCACTTACAAGTTAATGCATGATTTCTTCATGCAGACTTGTTATGAGATATAGATTACACGATTACAGGAGGTAAACATGAAAAGAGTAACAAGAACAGTAAAAGCGGTCACATGGAGGATGGGCTACATTGACACGGAGACCGGCAGAACGTCTGAGAACGTCATTACCGTATGCGACGGAACCGATATGTCGAAACAGGTCGGTAAGGCCACGAAAGACAGAGGCATGTGTTATGACGCCACCGTAGACAGTGAGACAGAGATTCTCATGGCAATGGATATCAACGACTTTGTTCGTTACGCAACGCCTGTCGCAGAGAAAGCAGAAGAGGAAGAGGAGGATAACGAGTAATGAAGGTAACACGAGTGAAAATTTTTGAAGGCAAAGGTAACATTCTGGCAAACATGAACATAACCCTTGATGACTGTCTTGCTATCAATGGTATCAAGGTTATCGAGGGATCGAAAGGAAGATTTATTTCCTTCCCGCAGACAAGCTACAAGGACAATGCAGGGAATACACAGTATCGTGATATCGTATTCCCTTGCACGAAAGAAGCCCGGTCGGCATTTGAAAGGGTGCTCATGAAAAAATATGAGGAATGGACAGACGGCGGAGAAGTTCCCTTCTCCGAGTGATAAGGGAGGGCGAAAGCCCTCCTTTATGTTTCACGTGAAACATTAAGGAGGATGAAATGGCAAAACTGCAATTATACCAAGACAACGGCTATGTGAATGTACGAAGTATCATTGAATACGCCAGAGAAAAAAAGATTATGTTTGTGCTGACTTACGGCGGACGAGGGGCGGGAAAGACCTATACCACGCTGTTAGAGTTGCCCCGGCTTGGGCTCCCGTTTTTTCATCTTCGCCGCCGTCAGGATACCATAGACATCTTAAACAAACCCGCTTTTAATGACTACGTCACGAAGATCAACCCTGCCGAGGGGACAGACATAGAACCATTTCCGCTCACGAAAAAGTCGGCAGGATATTACCACACGGAAACCGACGAGAATGGAAAGCGTTCTCCGGCCGGGGAGTTACTCGGCATGACAATCAGCCTGTCCACTTTTGCAACCTATCGGTCGGTGGGTCTGTCCGAATGGCCCGTAATTTTTTACGATGAATATATCCCGCAGCTGGAGGAACAGAGAATTAAACACGAAGGGACGGCGTTTTTTAACCTGGTCGAGAGTATCAACCGAAATCGAGAGTTAAACGGGATCCCTCCCGTGATCGTCTTCGGAACGGCCAATACCAATAACATTGCCAATCCGATATTTATGGAATTACAGATTGTGGAAAACGCCATGAAGATGAAGGAAAAGGGTCTGGAGTGGATGGAGATACATAGAAAAAACGGGCAGTCCATTCTGTTGATTGACTTTTACAAGTCTCCGATTTCGAAGAAGAAGGCGGAAACCGCCCTGTATTCCGTCAGTCAGGATGAAGATTTTAACGCTATGGCTATCGGAAACCAATTTGCGTACAACGACACGTCGGAGGTGCGAAGCGAAAATCTGAACCAATATAAACCCGTGGCACAGTTGGGAGAAATGGTATTTTACCGGCACAAGTCCGAGAAAGGTTTCTGGTATGTTTCTTTCCATAAATCAGGAAACATTCCCTATTATAATCTGGACACGCTCGGAGCCCGCCGTTTCAAGCGGGATATGACCGGCTTCTTCCGGGCATACCTAAACCAAAAAGTCAATTTTGAAAACTACACTTTAAAGTCCATGCTTGACAACGCCTATAAATTCTGATAGAATTAGTAGTAGGGAAGGCAAGGCGCACGCAACTCCCGAAAGGAGTGCCACGAGGGGGCGCCCTCATGAGTGCCTTCCCTGTCTTAAAGTTGTAGTTCATTCTCCTATCCTCTCTTTTATATACGGGCGTCCCCTATAAGGAGAATGAGGAAAGGAGATTGTGATGGATATAGCTACTGTTAGCCAACTCATTGACAGCGTGGGGTTCCCTATCGTTATGTGCGGACTGCTGATATATGTAATCTACGACATGCAGAAACGCTATGCAACCGCTATCAATGACGTGACCGCCGCGCTGAACAGAAACACGGAAGTCATGCAAAAAATGCTAGACAGTCTCGAGGAGGTGGAGAAAAATGCAGATCAGTGAAAACGGTTTGAAGCTAATCGAGCAGTTTGAGGGGCTCCGCCTTACTGCCTATAAAGCGACGAGAAGAGACAAGTATTATACGATCGGATATGGACATTACGGCGCAGACGTTACGCAAGGCATGACGATTACCGAAGCCCAGGCAGAGGCCTATCTACGGCAGGACGTGGCAGAAGCCGAAGAGGCGGTAAATAAATATGCCGGCTACGGTTGGAATCAGAATCAGTATGACGCGCTTGTCTCTTTTGCGTACAACGTAGGCAACCTTGACGGCTTGACGAACAGCAGCAGGAGAAGCGTTGCCGAGATTTCCGCAAAACTCCCAGAATATGTCTATTCCGGCGGGGTCAAGTTGGAGGGGCTTGTTAGGAGACGGGCGGCTGAGAAAGCACTGTTTGACACTCCCGTTACTGCCGCAGTTGACACCGGGGAGAAAAGCATTGACACCCTTGCCCGTGAGGTTATCGCCGGACACTACGGAGCCGGGGACGCAAGAAAGAACGCCCTCGGAGATCAATACACCGCCGTGCAGACCCGTGTCAATGAGTATTACGCTGTTGCTGTCTCTTGCGTTCGTGGCGGTTATGGCAATGGCAATGAGCGGAAAGAAAAAGTGACCGCTGCCGGTTATGATTATGCCACGGTGCAGGGCGTTGTAAATCAGATTCTATGACATGGCACGCAAAATTAAAAGGGGCATACCAGCCGGGCAGTACCGAGTGGAACGATAATGTGCAGGAAATCTGGAATCAGTTATCCGGCACGTGGACAGCCGAAGCGGTGGCGGGCATGGTAGGGAATATGCAATCGGAATCAGGTTTAAACCCGTGGCGTTGGCAGTCCGACCGGGACGATATCAGCGACCCCCTCAAGGGTTACGGCCTTCCGCAGTTTACCCCGGCCAGTGGATATATCAATGACTACGGCAGAGGGGTAGAGGGTTATGCCCCCTCCCTTTCCACGTCGTATCAATCAGCCGGAGCCAATCCTTCCGACGGTCACGCACAGATCATCGTGATTGACGAAGACCGTGCAGGCAAGTATCTCAACCGTACGCGCTACTGCGACTATTGGGATATCTCCGCGGCATACCCTTTTAGCGCATACAAGAGACTGACTGATTTATACACCGCAAGTACAGGTTGGCTTTTTGATTACGAATTTCCCGCAGACCGCTCAAAAGCGGTAGCAGATGCCAGATATCAGAACGCCGTTGTCGTTTATGAATTTTTGAAGGGGCACCCACCGGAGCCTCCAGGCCCCGGCCCCGGCCCAGGCCCCGGTCCCGGTCCCGGTCCGTCCCCCGTATATGGAGACACGTTCCCCCGGGGGATGGGATGGAAAAGACTTCGATTTGGAAAAAGGAGGATATGAGAATGAAGTTAGAAGACATTGTTGCATTGGCGAAAGCGGGTTACACCGCAGATCAGATTGACGGGTTTTTCCAGTATGGACAGCCGCAGCCAGTTCCGCAGCCGGTTCCGCAGCCGCAGCCGGTTCCGCAGCCGCAGCCGGTTCCGCAGCCGCAGCCGGTTCCGCAGCCGCAGCCGGGTCCGCAGGTTCAGCCGGTACAGCTCCCCGCCCCGGTTCCCGCTACGGGAGTGCCTCCGGCAGAAAAGGGCTATATCAATCAGCCGGTTGATATGCTTACTCGAGGGGGTAGCAGGGAGATCAAGTCTTTCGACGATGTATACAATATGATGCGGGAATTATCTAACCAGATCATCGCTAGCAATGTCGTCGCAAGCCGACAGCCGGAGCCGGAATACAATCCATCCGACGAGCTTGCAAAAATCATCAATCCATATGACGATAAGGAGGAGTAAGTAATGGCGAATGACTTAACCGTGACGCAGATTGCGTCAATTGTTAACTCGATTATGGCCGAGGTTACCGGCGAGCAGGCAACTACAACAACCATTGACACGGCACAGTTTGTGAATGTGGCACAGACCGCATTGAAAACGGGTTATGACCCTCTCGCAATCGGAATCTCTCAGGTTCTGTCCCGCACGATCATGAGCGTACGCCCATACGATCGTAAGTTTGCCGGGCTTATGAGAACCAACGAGCAGTGGGGAAACCACACGAGAAAGATCCAGTTTGTTGACCGGGACGCTACGGACAACGACGCTTTTAAGTTGGTCAACGGGCAGTCGATTGACATGTACAAGGTTGCACTGGAGGACGTGCTTCAGACCAATTTTTACGGACAATCAACGTTTGACTTTTTCGAGACATTTACCCGCAAACAGTTGGCGAGTGCTTTCCGCTCCCCGGAAGAGTTGGCGAGGTATTTCTCAGCGAAAATGTTGCATATCAAAAACCAGAGAGAACAGCGGTTTGAAAACCTCAACCGTTTTACAATCAACAACTTCATCGCGGGCAAGACTTTAGCCGACCCGGGCAACGTCCTGCATTTGGTAACCATGTACAACACGGAGAAGGGAACAAGCCTTACGTCCGCAACAGTCATGCAGGCGGCAAATTTCGAAGACTTCGCGCGGTGGATGTATGCCAAGGTGGAAACTCTGGCGGGTTACATGAGCGAACGGACGATTAAGTATCATATGAATATTACCGGCTCGCCCATCCACCGGCACACGCCCGCAAGAAACTTAAAAATGTATATGTTGTCCTCTTTCGAAAACGAGGTTAAAACCGAGGTTCTCTCTACCACCTACAATGAGAGTTACTTGCGTTTCGCAGATCACGAGCGGGTAAATTGGTGGCAGAATCCGAATGCCGTTGCGCAGATCAATGTGACGGCGAGCTACACTGGAGCGGATGGAACCGCGAAAACGTCCGAGGAAGAGACAACAGTAGACAATGTTATCGGCGTCCTGTTTGACGAGGAGGCTATCGGTTCTACCATCGTGGACGAGCACGCAAATACCACGCCGCAGAACGCTTTTGGCGATTACTACAATATGGCTTGGAAGGGAGTCTATAAATATTGGAATGACTTTACCGAAAACGCGCTTGTCCTTTGCTTAGATTAAGATCATAGGGGGTAGTCATGGAGATTGTGTTTTATCCCGCTTTCAACAAGCGGCAGAATTCTACAAAAATTCCTACGGATGGAGGGCAGACCTTCTCGGGGGAAATGGTGGAACCTTTTGACATGACCGCCCCCTCTGTGCGTTTCAGCTTTCCGGCAGGTTTCGCTCCATACTCTTACGGCTTTTGTTTTATCAATTCGCTCGGTGGCAGATATTACCATGTCACAGAGTGGACTTATGAAAGCGGTTTTTGGATTGCGTCTCTTGTATGCGACGTCCTTGCGTCTTTCCGGGATGATATATTCAATACGTCTGCATTCATAATCTATTCAGCAAGTAACTATAATCAGCTTGTCCCGGATGCAAGGCTGTCAACCTTTGCGTCCCCCGTACATTCCCAACAAGTGGCAAACCTTTCCCCGGGCATATGGGGCGGCGGTTGCTATGCGGTCACTGTGTTGGGGAAAGGCGGGGGAACGCAAACCTATGTTTTAAGCTACTCGGCACTCGGCGACCTGATTGATGCTATGTCTATCGCTGATGCCACGGAATTTCAAGACCAGATGCAGCAGCTTTTTGCCGGGGCGTCTATCAATGCAATCCTCACGGCGTGCTGGATTCCTTTTGACATCAACACGGCGGGAGGGGAAAATCCTGATACAACTATTTTTATCGCTAACTGGAACAGCGGCGTGACCGCTAAATATGCGGCATTGACTGTCCAGGCAAAAGCGACGATACCGATCAACTTCGGCGGGGCTGATGATTTCCGCAAATCCTCTATGTATCTGTCTGCCGAATTGTGGTTACCATTTATTGGTAAGACGGCACTACCGATTGACGAGATCAGCGGCTCAACATCTCTGGAAATTGCATATACATTTGACGTGTCAACTGCTAACTTCGTTGCGATTGTGAGTGGTAATAACGGTGGGCGGTTTTCGTATTCCGGGAAATTCGGTCATACTATTCCGATTTCCGCTATCTCGGTCAATCCTTTACAGGGGGCGATTGACACGGCGACGGCGGCGGCAAGCGTGGCACACATCAATTTCGGTGGTGCGGTTTCTTCGGCTTTCGACGCTTTTCAGAATTTTGCGTTTCCTACAGCGTCTACCGTCGGAAACGTGGACAGTAAAGCATTGATAGGCGGATTTAATTCTACCTACAACTCGTTCTTCGCCGGGCAGGTTGTACTGGACTGGTATTTGACGAGCACCGTGACAACTCCGCAGGAGGTAGCACATGTTATCGGGTATCCGCTCGGACAGGTGCGGCGAATCGGCTCCCTGTCCGGCTATGTGCAGACCGCTCAGGCAAGCGTTGCGGCGGGACTGGAAAGCGAAAATGTGCAGATCAATACCCTGTTAAATGGAGGTGTATTTATTGAGTAGATTCTATACATATGACTTCATAAACTCTGTTTATAGTCAACACAGTCCCTCTACCATCCACACAAAAAACAATCAGCTGTTCGCATTTTTCGCTAAATACCTGTTCAATATACTGATGGGTGTGTATAAGATACAGGTGCCGAAGACGTGGGATAAAAATTTTACGCTGTCGGTCATGATGTCAGAAGGCTATATGTGTGTTTTCAAAACTAACAAGTTCGGCGTGATTGCGCTGAATACCACGTTATCAGGATATAATGTATTCTATCGTCCGTCTGAGTGCGTGATTGCTAACCCTTTGATTGACACAACAACGCCTCTTGTTATCGGCCAGAATTGCGAAGTCATGCAACTCATGCCAAATTATGGGAGTCCGATTGATTTAGTTTTCTACTACGCTGATCAGATGGCGATATGCGCAGAGACGGCTTCTATCAATACTTTCGGCTCCGCCCTCGCTTATGTGTTTGCGTCGGATAGCAAGCGGACAGCGGAGACATTCAAAAGCATGGCGGATGCTGTCTTTTCCGGCAGTCTTGCGGTGGCGATGGATAAAGACCTGTTTGACGACGGCGGCAACATCAGAATGCAGATGTTTAACATGGACTTAAAAAATACGTTCATTGCCCCGCAGGTTATGGAACTGCTTCGAAATTGGGAATATGCTTTCTGTCGGGAAATCGGTATTCCAACCGCCAATGAACAGAAAAAAAGCCGCATGGTGGTGGACGAGGTATCATCAAATAATGTTGAGACAGCGACAAAGTTAGAGTTGTGGCTGGAGACGTGGCAGGAGAGTATTGACCGTGTGAAAGCTATGTTTGGCAATGACGTCGACGGGCTTTCTGTCTCTATCCGACACAATCCGATGGAGCAGAGTTTTCACGCCGATGCCACTCCGATGACACGGGAAGGTGGTGGAGCGAATGAGTAGAGGTGCTAAGGTATCGCTACTTGGTATGTATTATGCAGATCAGACTATCCTTGACGGCGTGCAGATGCCGGAGGGGGTTGACCTGGACGCTTTCAAGACATACCTTCTGGGAGAGACGAGTTCACAGGAGATTTTATACCCGGAGCCGGGCGTTCTGAAAGAAATGATAGCGGCGTTTTACAAGCTCAATATTGATCGCTACACCCGGATTTATGAAACGACTGTTTACGACTACAATCCGTTTGAAAACTACGACATTACCACGGAGGAGACGAGAACGCCAAACCTTACGCAGACCTCGGAAAACTCCGGCACGGACACAAGCGACAGTTTCGTGAAAGCGTTTAACGATGGAGAGTTGACACAAAACGGTCAGGCGCGGGCGACGCTTGGCACCAAAAACGAGGTCAAAAACACGGGTTCCGAGAAAATCGAACGTCATGAGCACGGAGACGCTTCGGTTCGGTCGGCTTCGCAAGTTGTCATGGAAATGAGAGAGGAGAGGCTTTTCAATTTTTGGAAGTTGTGTATTGACGAGTTTTCGAAGGAGTTTTGTTTAGGCGTTTACAATTAAGGAGGTGCTTAAATGTTTGATATTGGCACAATATTTCCCTATAGCGATTTACACAAGTTGAATCTCGATTGGATTCTCAAAAAGGTATCGCAGTTGGATGATTTCGAGAAAGAAATCAATGACTATATAGACAAGACATTGCCGGGAGTGATTCAGACCGAGGTAAACAAGCAGATCATTCAGTTTGCAATTCACACATATTACAACGAGGAAGATCATTCTCTCAACTTTGGTATAGACACTGGCACCGTTGTATATGATGCCGTGCACTATATAGACGATGAAACGCTAAATATCATTGAAAAAAAGGAGGGCTAAAATTATGGCAAATGTAACAAAAATCAACCTTGACGGAACCGCATATGATATCGCTGATACCAGCGCGCGGAGCACCGCAAGCGCGGCACAGTCAACAGCAAATACCGCCAATACTACCGCAGGACAGGCAAAGACAGCGGCGGCGACTGCACAGTCAACCGCAGATAGCGCCAAGACTGCGGCGGCGACTGCACAGTCAACCGCAGATAGCGCCAAGACTGCCGCAAGTGCCGCAGACACGAAAGCTACCAATGCCGCAAGTGCCGCAAGCAAGGCTCAGACAACCGCGAATACCGCCAATACTACCGCAGGACAGGCAAAGACAGCGGCAGCTGCCGCGCAGGCAGACGCTAACACTATCGCCGCCAAAGCGGTTACCGTAAAGTACAATTCTGAGAATACTTCTCTGGTTGTTACAACGGGGATTGCCCTGTCTTAAGGGAGGTAGACTATGGCTAGTTATATTGACAAGGTCAATTTTTACAATGAGGGTGGCGGACTTCAAAAGTCCGTCCCCATTAAAGATAGTGACACGGCGGCAAGTGTTGCGTCTTTAACTACAAAAGTTAGCGCCAATACAACTAAGATCGCTTCATTGACAGCAGACATCAACAAGATAGAAGACGAGTTACCTTTATTCAAAAAAGAATTTTTTGAAGGAACCAATGTCGGCTGTGTAGGAAGTGGTTTTGAGTATGCTACAATAAATTCGGCGTTATCCGCCGGAAAAACATTTATTTTCGTTTTCCCTGGCACATACAATGAACAGTTATTACTTAATGCAGGTAAAACAATCTGTATCACTGCCGCTCTCGGTATTGGTAGCGTGACTATTAGCGGGAATTTCTCATATCCTAATTGCGTCGCAATAACGAAAGGAAATGTAACGTTACGCGGCTTGAGGTTTGTAAATCAGAACAGTACCACATATGCCCTGCATAGTGACAACGGAAGTACCTATCCGAACGAGGAGAATATTTTACTGTGCGAAGATTGTTATTTTGAATCGGGAGGTAGTTCTGTAGGTCTCGGCGGTAGTGCTAATAGCAATTTCAAATTTGTTAACTGTACTTTTTATACAAGAGGTAATGATGCCCCTATCTATCTACACAATAACCCGCTTAAAAACATTTCAAATCAAAAAATGGTTTTTGAAAACTGTTATATAATATCAACAGGAGGGTATTCGGTAAGAATTGAAGATGCCGCCGCAAGCATTGGAAACACTGGAAGTATGCTTAATCTCGGATTTCCGGGAACCACATCCGAAAAAAGCAACTCTATTCAGTATGTTCAAAATACTGCATCCCCTGGAGACGTTAGATACATCCCGCTTAATGCCCCTAATATCAAAGTCATGCCGTGTAGCACGGGCACGAACTTGCTTGGAGTAAGTTACGCCGAACGAGAATACACATTTGCTTACAACTGTGTAAAACCCAGCGAAGGAAATATTATTTTTTCCGTTCCTTTCAAAGACGCTGAAAATTATGACTGGACATTATCAAATGTTACTATCGTAGGAATAGCAGATATTACACATGATTGCAGTATCACTAACGTCACAGACAGTTGTATCACTATTACTTCAACAAACCCGGCGGGTGCTGGATATTCTACACAGATAACATTAGTGGGAACAATTAAGTATTAAAATGGCGGTAACCACTTTCCACCCACATTTATAGTTTTTGTGCACCTTGCACAAACCCGCCAATTTGCACAAGCCGGGGTGGCCGGCTTTTGTGCAAATTGCACAAAACCGGGGGATGATACCCCGGTTTCCATTAAGCTTTTAATAACTAGTTTTTTCGTTTTTTGTGCAAAATGCACAAAAATAGCCGAAAATACCCCTGTTTTTGGCATATTTTTTGTGCAAAGTGCACAATTAAGCGGAAAATAGTTTGTATTTTATCAGTATTTATCGTTTTACGATAAGGATTTATCGTTTTACGATAAAAC